GCTGCGAGTCGCCGTAGTTGATCCACGGGTTCGAGTGGAGCTTCTGGTTCACCCAGACGCTGCCTGACGGGAGCACCGCGATCTCTTCCGGCGTGATGCCGGTCAGAGCGAACAGCACGGCGTCGAGATCCTGGTCCTTGATGTGGATGATGTTGATCTCTTCGGAACCGCCATTCGCTTCCGGATCACGGAGAACGTTGAGCGGGTCCGGGCTCTTCGAGTACGCCAGAACGCCGGGCGTCACGGTGTAGTCGCCGCGTGCCGAGTTGCGGATGAAGATGGGCATATCGAACTCTTTCTCGATGGGGAGAGGGGTTGCACCGGCGCCTGCGGTTGCTGAGTCCATGACCCACTGCTCCATGTCGAGGAGCCCGGCGAAGTTGTTGTAGTTGTGCGTGGGGAAGAGGGTCGCGTGTGTGTGCGGCCCGCCCGTGTTGAGGATCATCTGCGCGTCGTTGGGTCTCGACGCGCCGAAGTATTCGGAGCCGTAACCGGATGCGCCGGAGATTGCGAGCGGCTGTCCCATCCGGACCCTGCCACCGCGCGGGATGAGCGAGTGACGAGGCCCGAGGTGGAGTAGACGGAAGCTTTGCCCGTTGTCGAGGTTGACCTTCACGTAGCGACCCGTGGCCGGCATGATGCCGCCGCCAACCTCGGACACGTACCCGTCACCGATGGAGACGAGGACTGTGCCTATGGGGCAGTAGTAGTCGACGCCGGGTTCACGGCTGGGCGGGTTGCGGCGAGTGTGTGCCGAGTAGGTTGAGCGCCACTTGTCGGCGGGGTAGTCGGGGACGGGTCGGACGTAGATCCGTGCTGGTGCGAGACCGCCCATTAGGTACCTCCGGATGGCATGAGAAAAGCCCCCGACATGCGGAGGCTTGAAAGGGTTGGGGGTTAGGCGTCGAGTATGCGGCGGATCGTGTTCGGGGCTACCCCGGCCGTCTTCGCCAACTCACGGATCGACGCACCATCATGGTGGGCTGCACGAACAGCGTCCCGGAACGCCCGGTCAGCGGTCTCCTGTGCCTGTTGGGCACGACGGATGACCTTCTGGTGTTTGGGTGGGACGTACCCGGGGGGCCTGGTCACTCGGACAGTGTAGGGAACTCGTGGAGGGGTGCCCCGCCGACCCAGTAGACGCTGCGACCGCATGCACCGTCGTGGGCGCACTCGGTGTCGTCGTCGAGGTGTAGTGCGCCGACCGGGTTGGGGTGGGTGGTGGTGTTCATTGTCATGTCCCTTACTGTGTCACTGGTGGATACGTTATACAAGAGCGTTTCGTATCCACCAGTGATACACAATCACCCGGACGTTGCCGCCGCGATCTGCGCACCCGTGCCCGCTAGCACATCCGCCAGCCCCAGAGCCGCGGTGCCGACCGTGTCGTCCGTGGGAACACCGGATGCGACAGAAGCAGCAGGCGGGACAGCAAGAGTGCCCTCGAGCCCACCAGACGGGCCGTAAATCACCCCGTCGCGCACGTCAGCCTGATCGGGATTGTCCGACCCATACTGGGTGAGAATGGTTTGGGTACCGTTGTTGCCAGACGGGTAGTTGTCGTCATTGAAGACGTGATACTGAGTCTCTTCACCGTCGATGACCGACCATGCTCCGTCAATCGGCGGGTACCCGTTCGGCCCCGTGGACGCGAAGATGCCGCCGCTGTAGAGATCGCCGGATACACGCAGTGCCGTCCCGCGCGACAGGATAGCCGGTGAGCCCACACCCGAGCTGCTGAGGGTGCCAGGGGTGACCGAAGTACCCCGGATCGTCGCAGTCTTTCCCGCGGCGACATTCACCCCAGCTACACCCGCCAGCGTGCCACCCGCGAGTCGGCCGTTCACGGTCAGACTTCCGGTGCCGAGGATGTCCACGGCGTGCGCACCGTTCTGCGCCCCACCCGTGACGTCGCCGTTCACAGTAACGACACCAGCCCCGTTGAGGCCGATCACTGGCGAGTACCGGCCGACCCCTGGCGTCGCGTTGCCGTTGACGATGACGGTACCGCTGGCGGCGCAGAAGTACAGCGCGTAGCTGGTCTGCCAGCCGGCGACGTCGCCGCTGCTCAAGTTCCCGGTGATCGTGAGCGTGCCAGTGAACCCGGCGTCCACCGAGACACCCCAGCGTCCGTTCGTTGCCCCGGAGATCGACCCCGATCCACCACGCACGTTCGCGAGGATGGTCGGACTCCCCGAACCCGACACAACGATCAAAGCCGAAGCGTCCGTGACGTTGTCCGAATCGAGAATCCCCGCGGTGATCGTCACCACGACAGTGGATGAGAGCGTGAACCCTCCGCCTGCGACGATCCCAGAACCCGCGATCTTCTTCAGCGAGTTCACCGTGACCGACTGGTCGATGTTGACCGTGAAGTTGTTGGCGTACACGTCATCAGTGGAACCCGGCAGTGTGCCACCATTCCATGTTGCGGTGTTCGACCAGTCGCCGCTTGCGACGGCCCATCGGTTAGCCACAGTTGCCTCCTACGAGTAGCTGAGACCGGCGCGGCCGGTCCACGTTCCAGAGCCCGTCATCACGACAGGCGGGGAGGTGAGTGTGATGCGGGTCACGGTCCACCCGGACGAACCCTCAGCGGTCCCGTTCGCGGCAGTGCCGGTGTAGTCGTAGGTGCCGTCGTTCGAGTGGCGAACCTCCTGCGCCGCACCACCACCGCCACCAGAAGCGTCAATGGTGATGGTGTCTCCGGCATCGTTCACAGTGATCGTCACGTTCGTTCCCGCAACAAGTGCAGTACCGATGGTGTCGCGGATCAGTTCAGGCGCCGCCGACGTGTCGAGCTTCCCCGTGATACCCGCAACCACACGTGCGTCCGCCGCGGTGTTGAAGTCCGTCACGTTTGACGCTGTGTGCGTGTGGCCCGTGTCCGACTTCCCCGCCAGCGCCGCCGTCAGCCCCGTAACGTCGGACTGTGCGTGGGTGTGACCGGTGGCCGACTTACCGGCCAGAGCGGTCGCCGTAGCCGTGCTGACAGGCTTATCCGCATCCGCCGTGTTGTCCACATTCCCGAGACCAACATCAGCCTTCTCAAGAACCACAACACCCGTCTTGCCAGCGACGGAATCAACCGCCCCGCCACCGCCAGACTCCGGAACGTAGATCAGGTCGTCAGTGCCGAGGACCGCGATGTTGCCGTCATCCGCAGAAACCGCAGACGGACCAGCGGGACCAGCCCCGCCAGCAGGCCCCGTAGCGCCAGCCGGCGTAACCCCAACAGTGATCGCCGGCTGAGCGGTAACCGAAACGGTGATATCACTCATCGCGGCTCACCTGCCCAGACAGACGAATCTTCCCCGCCAGATACGTGCGATCCTCATCCGTGTTCTCCAAATCCCAGAACACCGGACCCTCAAGCTCAGCCGTATCAGTCCCCACAATCGACAGACCGATAACACCCGTCGCCGCAGCAGACGCATCCACCGTCAACGAAAACAGGATCTCGCTCGTCACAGCCGTGTCCAAACGAACCTGAGCACGCCACCCCGTCGTCGGCAACACCAACGGGTCACCAGACTCCGTATCCGTAATCGTCACCTGAAAGTTCGAGTCATCACCCCGGTAGATGCGAAGATCCAACACCCCCGGCAGTTGGGCCAGCTCAGCCATCGCGTCTCCTCAGTTCTTCTTCCAAACGCTCAATGCGTGCGAGTAGTGCGGTGATCTGTGCGCCATACAGCCCGAGCTTGTCGATCCCAGCAGGCCCACCCGCCTCATCGACAACGAGGAACCGTTCAGCGTCCGTCCCCACAAGGTCGTCAGCCATCGGGCCAATCTGCCGCCGACCGTCACCCTCGATGTACTCCCACTCGAACACCTCGGGAAACACCGAAACGAGACACGGCGCCGGCACGATGTTCTGCTTCAGGTGACGGGCGGACGGGTTCGAGAACGTCCCCTGCACCGTCAGATTCCCCGGAACCGAAACGGTGTCAGGCGTTAGCCCGCCGACGCCCAGACGGATCTGGCTTGCCGCAGTCGTCTCGGCGTCAGCACCCACCGCAGTGGAATGAGTATGAGCAAACGCGACGAGCGTGTTGTAGCCCAGAGCCGTACTCTTGACTGCTTGCGCGGAAGCAGCCCCACCAACGGCGGTCGAGAAGTCCTCATCAGCCCAAGTGAACGCACCAACCGCCGTCGCGTAATCGCTCCCATAGGCTTTCGATGTCCGCCCAAGAGCAACCGAGTTGTAGCCGGTAGCGTCCGACGACCGCCCGAATGCTGAAGCGTTATCCCCCGAAGCGCTCGCACCGTCAGGCCCAAGCTGAACCGAATTCGCCCCGGAACCCGGATGGTCACTATCCCCACCACCGAACCCGGCACCATCCGCACCCGACTGTGTCTCAAGTGCACGGACGCGCCTCATGAGCTCGGCCATCTCACTACCCGGGTTGTCGTAAGTACCCATCAGACAAACGCCTCCTCAATCGTCAGCGTCAGCGTGTCGCCCACCCCACCCGCCAACCCGATCAGGCGGAAATCAGTCGGCCCATCCAGCAGGAACGGGTCATCCGAATCAGTCACCGTAATCGTCGAACCCAACACCAAATCCGTAGGAGACACTTCCGTCGCAAGCACAGTGATCTGCGGTTGAACCGTCGCGTACTTGTACTTCTGCACCCGCGCGAACGCCAAATCCCCAGCCTCACCCGGCGTCGCAGCCATCTTCACCGGATACGTCGTATCCCGAGCCGGAATCACATACGGCAACGCATTCGCCGTACCACCCACGGCCATCGTCAACCCGTAACCCTGCCCAATACCGAACACGCCCGTAACCTGCTTCAGCCCGTCCTCATTCGACTTATACGACGACACAGGCGAATCCGCAGCGGCCAGATCCCACGCGAACGTGCCACCAGTCAACGCACCCGCCCGTGTAACCCACTCGAGCGTGTCCGAACCAGACCACTGCGGAGCGAACTCCACATCCGGCCCACCATCCAACCCCTGCAAATCATCGAGAATGTCCGACACCCGCTGAAAGTTGTAGTTCTCATACACCGCAGAGAACGACCCGGACTCCACCAGCGACGGCAACACAATCGGAAGCGGATAGATGGCGTACGGTGCACCAATCGGACCCTTCAGCCCCGCATCAAGCACCAAACCAACCGCCGACACCAGAGACTTAGACGTGATCGTCAGATTCCCCGGAACCAACGACACATCCGAATAACCAGCCACACCAAACGGGTAACGGTACGAAAACCACGACCGAATATCCGTGTGCTGCACCGTCAACATTTGCGTGTCACGGTCATACGGGCGCCCAGTGACAACCCCCGCATACACGGGCACGTCATCCCAACACTGAACCAAAACCCGGTTCCACGTCTCCGTCAACGCACGCCACGTAGCCCGCGAATGCAAACGGTCACCCAGCGAGAACACATGCGACCCCGACTGAGTCGCATTCAGCCGGCGACTCCACGAACCCTTCGCCGGCTCAACCTCAAGCTGCTTCTCGCCCGTGAGCGTGTCACAAAACCAGTAGGACCACGTCACGGAACAACCACCTTCTCCGGGTCAGGCGCCCACAGCTGGATCTGGTACTCAGCAACCGACCCGTACACGACGATCCGCAGTTGCGGTTCCCCATACCGGGAGACAACAGCAGTCTTCGCGCCCTTCGGAGTCGTCACCGTGAGAGTGTCCGAACCCCCATCGGCCAGCAGCGCATCGAGAGCATCCAACGCGTCCTCGAACGCCACCGGGTCGTCATCCACCAGCACCTTCCCGGTGATCTCCACAAGCCGCCCCGACAGGTACCCGGGAGTGGAGAACTGACCGGGCTGGTTGGGGCGGTCAACATACTCACGTCGCATCGACGTGCCGCCCACAAACCAGCCCTTCAACCCATCCGCCGCAATCGTGTACGTCGCCGGACCCTCATGCCCCACAAACGTCAACCCGCCAACAGTCGCCTCAATGTTCGCCATCAGGCACTCCTCCGAAGCTCGAACTCGAGGGTGTGCGCCGCAGCTCGCCCAATCAGAATCGGGTCAACATTTGGCGGCGGGGCAATGTTCTGCGTGACGTTGACACTCGTCCCACCACCGCCACCACCAGAAGCCCACCGGGGCATCGGCGCGGCGTACTGAGGCTGAACCTCACCACCATCCGCATACCCACGAATCCGGCCACCACGGTTGATGTAATGCAGCAGCGCCTTGTTCCGCTGAGCAGCCTCCGTGTTCACCACGAACTCACCCGTGGCCGCATGGATCAGAACGTTGTCCTTACGGGACGGACGCCCGGGGATCTCTCCACCGTCCGCGAACCCACCCGCGGTACCGTCGCCGGCCGCACCCTCACGCGTCGCCCGATACACAATCGAACCCTTGAGAGTCCCGTACCGGTTCATGAAGTCGTCGATCGTGGTAGCCGCAGCCGCCGTATCGGCGATAACCTTCATTTCCTTCTCGTCGGGGAGCGCGAACACTTTGTCAGCGAGCGCCTGTACCTCATCAGCGTTGTAACCCGCCTCAGTAGCGGAGTCGATGAACGCCTGCCGCTGCTTCGCAAGAGTGTCGAGATAGATCGCCGTCGCCGCGTCAGCACCCAACGTCGCCGAATCAACCTCAAACTGCGCAAGCGCAGCATCCTGCGCCTTGGCCGCAACATCCGCGAGCATCGCCGCGTTAGCCGAACCCGCCTCAGTCGTCTCATCCAACGTCAGGATGAAACCGTCCAGTGTCCCAACGAAACCCTCCAGGGTGCCGTTAGCATCCAGGAACGCCTTCTTCTGCAAGTCGATGAACGCTTCCTTCTGGCGGTCCACCTCATCACTGATCCCAGCAAGCGCCGACTGGTACGCCGCGTTCGTGGAAACCGCGTCCTGACCAATACCGTTCGCCTCATTGATCGTGTCAATGAGCTCCCGAAGGTTCGACTGAAGTTCCTCAGCCTGATCCGCAGCATCCTTATACGCAGTCGCCGCATCCGTCGTCTTCTCAGCCGACACATCAGCCGCAGCAGCCTGATCCTCAAGGTTCTTGTCAGCACGCTCGAGGCCATCAGACAGCGCATTGACCGTGTTCACCGAGTTCGCGATAGACGGGTCGAACGGGTTCCCGTTGGCGTAGTCGTAAAGCTTCTGCCGCAGATCCTCGACAGCGTCGCCGCCCTCAAGAATCGCCTCAGTCAGTTCCTTCTGCGAGATGCCAGCGTTCTTCGCGCCGTCGAAAGCGCCCGCCTCAGCAAGCTTCTTCGCAACCAGTTCCCGCGTGTAGTCAGTAATCGCACCGGTCGTCTGGTCAAGGGACTGCTCAAACTCCGAAGCGGTGGCGGTAGCCTCGGCCTGCCGCGATGCCCAAATCGAGAACGCAGTACCAGCAAGAGCCAGCGCACCAGTCGCCAGACCGATACCCCGAGCAGCAGAAGCACCCGAAATGTTCAGCGTCGACAGTGCCAGCTTGAACTGGGCGATCTTCGGAACCGCGAGCAGAGCCGCACCACCCACAAGACCAACCGCGGCAACAATCCCCGTGATCTGAGTGGCAACACCCAGAACCGGCGCCGGGAGCTGACCGATCGCATCAACAATGCCCGTCGCGCCCTGTGTCAGCGACCGGAGAAGATCGTTGACACCAGACCCCGACTTGATGAGCGCCGTGTCGATCGCGCCGCCCAGCTTCTCCACATCACCGGTCAGGTTGTTCAACCGGTCAGCGGCAACCTTCGCCGCATACCCCGAATCGTTCGTCTGGTCGATGTACTTCCGGATGCCGTCAGCGCCCTCGTCGTACAGGACGTTCGCGACACGCAGAGCGTCGTTGCCGAAAATCTGAGCCAGAGCCGCGTTGCGGGTCTCGTCCGTCAGTGAACCAAGGTTCTCATCCAACTGGCCGGCGATCTCATCGAACGCGAGCATCTGCCCGTTGGCGTCATAGAAGGAAAGGTTGTACTCCTCCATGATCCCGCGGGCCTTGTCAGTCGGAGCCTGCAACGCGATAAGCGCAGCCTTCAGCGCCGTACCCGCATCCGAACCCAACAGACCAGCATCAGCGAACGCCGCCAGGGTGCCCGTCGTGTCCTCAATGGACTGACCCGCACCATTCGCAACCAGACCAACCTGACCAAGCGCGTCAGACAGATCCTTCACGTCACCGACAGCCTTACCCGCACCAGCCGCGAGAAGGTCAGCCACGTGAGGGATGTCTTCACCCTCAAGGTTGAACTGTTTCAACGCGATAGCCGCGATACCCGCCGCGTCCGCAACCTCAAGCTGACCCGCCGCAGCAAGGTCCAAAGCACCCGCCAGCCCGCCACCAAGGATCTGCTCAGTCGTCAGACCGGCCTTACCCAGTTCCTCAATCGCGTTCGCCGCCTCAGTGGCAGAGAACACCGTCGAAGCACCAGCCTCAAGCGCCGCATCACGCAGCTTGCCCATGTTCTCGGCAGACTCCTGCGTCGCCGCCTGCACATTCGACATCGCCTGATCGAACTCGGCAAACTTCGCCACCGCGATACCGAAAGCCACCGCCGCAACCGCACCGATCGCAGCGATACCCGCGCCGACCTCAGTCATCGCCTGATGCTGCTTCTCAAGCTGGGCTGCGGACTTGGCCGCTTCGTCGCCTACCTTGGCGACCGCTTTACCAGCGCGCTCGGTGTCGGAGATGAACCCGTTGACCTTGGCGACGAGGGTTACGGTAGTCACTCTGTCGCTCAAGGTGGCCTCCGCAGTTGTTCGCTATTGGGTTGTCGGCTCGTGCGTTAGAGTCAGCGCCATGAATCGTCTGATCGCCGTGCTATTACCTGTGCTGTTACTGACGGGCTGCGCGGCGCCCAACGTCGATGACGCATATGTCGCCGTGGTCCGTGAAGTGCCGGCGCTATCCGAAGCCGGGGCCGCAGACCTGACGAAACTCGGCCGTCAGGTCTGCGACATCCTCGAGGACCGCGGGTTCGCGGAAGGGCTCACCGAGTTCATCCGCATTGCCAAAGAGACAGGGATGACAGCCGCCGAAGCTGGCCGTGTCGCCGGCGCCGCATCAGTCGCGTACTGCGACGAATACGCCGACGAGTTCTAGTACTCGAACTTCTCGACGGTGAAGTACACGCCGTTCATGTTCCCGTTCTCACCGAGCGACTTCCGGTACGCCTCCTGCGCGTCCAGACGCGCCTTCTCGTACCAGTTCGTGAACGGCCCCTTAGCGACCGGACGCTGACCCGAGTAGTTCATCGGGTCAGACAGTTCGTCGTTCGTGGCATCCGGCATCCACTCGCCGTTCGGTCCGGTCAGGTTGCGGACCATCTGTTCAGCGATGACAAGGTCAACCTGTTCGTCGTCCCACTCCGGTTCGACGACTGACGAAACCATGCGCCCGTCTTTGTCGTACTCGTAGAACGTTCGTGGCTCCCACCCCCAGAGTCGCCGTGGGGCGATCCCGGAGCGCGCGGCGAAAGCTACTTGCTGACGGAGCGCGACGCTGCCCCGGAGCCTTTTACCAGTGCGTTGAGTCGTTCCTGCGGTTCGTACTCATTCAGCGACCACACAGCGTCACGGATCTTGCCGATGTCGCTACCCGACAGGACGTCGAACAGGTCACCCCACTCGTCGTCGCTGATGTCGACCGGTTCGCCGCCCTCCAGCCGCGCACCGTAAGCCACATTGGAGGTGTCACGGTAACGCGCAGCGGCCTCACAGGCCGCGTCGTAGTTGTACCCGTAGTGACGGTCAATGGGAACGTCGGGCCGCACCGGGCACTTCGACGTCAGGTTCGACCAGTCCCGCCCGGGAAGACGGGTAAGACGGATGGTGAGGAGGGAATCGGCGGACTGTTCCGCGAGCTCGTCAAGTTGCTGCTGAATCTCTTCAGCCGGCGACAACGATGCGAGACGGGGATCGGCGTCGGCCGATTCGAGTTCCTTCTCGAGACGCTCCCGCTCCGCAGAGACGGCACCATCGAGAACAACCACCACATCCTTGAAAGGCCGTGCAGCACGAGCCGCAGCCAACTGTTCCTTGAAGTTCATTCTGTTCACCGTTTACTTCACCGTGGAGGGTAAAACCTGACCCTGGGGCACGGTGAGAACCCCAGGGTCAGGAGACGGATCACGCCGCGATAACGCCGTGAACAATCGGGCCAGTGATCGACGCACGCTGCTTGATGAGCGCCTTACCATCGGCCGTGACGGGGAAGATCTGCGTACCCAGCGTCACCGGGACCGTGTAGACCTTCTGCGCGACCGTCGCAACCGTCGTGTTCGTCACGTTGCGTCGGATCACGAAGTAACCCGAGATCGACGTAGCCGAACCGACCGGCTTCAGAACGACCGCAGCCGAAGACGCGTTGGTCGAATCGACGTACTCGAGCATGCCGAGCGTGTCGGTACGGATGCCGAGGGCTTCCAGATCGACCGTGAGGCCCAGGCGGGAGTCAGTGTCGATCACCTGGTCGGCGTCGAGCGCGAAACCGCCCGGCGTGAACGAGTGCGTCACGCGGAACGTGGTCGCGGCATCGAACACCGTGGCAACACTCGGCTCCTCAAGGTCAGCGATTGCGCCGCCAACCCACCAGATGACCAGATTGCCCTTGACATCAATGGCCGCGGGAACAACGTCAGCAACATCAACCATGTTGTGATTCCTTTCTTCTCCCCGACAACCGG